CTTTAAATTCTGATGAATAAGCTTTTTCTTTCTTATCAGACATTTTATTTTAATTCCTTTTTTATAAAATTATTTGAAATTAACTGTCCGGCTTAGTGTAGCCACTTTAAATTGCTAAAATTATGTGAGCAAGCCAAGTTCAACAAATCTTACCCTGATCAGGTAAGTCTGTCCCATCCACAGTGCGCAAGATGTAAAAATCCTTGGCTTAATGCTCAAAAAAATACCAATAGAAGTTAGATTAGCGTTAGTGTGTGAAGGTGAGGAAAGGTATTTAAACAATGTCGTTTGGAATCTCAATTGAATCAGATCTTAGAAACTTTCAAAAGCAGCTGAATAGATTTGAGAGAGAAGCATATCCAAAAGCCGTGGCACGCACTCTCAACCGCATAGCTAGCAGCGCTAAGTCAGCAAGTACTAAGCATATTGCTCCACAGATGAATGCCAAGCAATCTGATATCAAGCGCCGCATGGTAGAAGATAAAGCTAACCAGAGGAAACTATGGGCAAGAATTATTGCAAGCGGCAATGCGCTGAAACTCATAGCATTCAAAGCGAGACAAACGACCAAGGGTGTGGTGGCAAAGGCATGGGGCGTGAACAAGCTATACAAGCACACGTTCATAGCACCAGTCAAGCGCGGTAGCAGCACCAACGCAGTGTATGTACGCAAGAGCAAGCACAGCCTACCAGTGAAGCAATTGTGGGGGCCAGGCATAGCACAGTTGTTTAAGAAACAGGAGAACATTAACATCATGAGGCTTATTGTGAGTAATAGGTTACCGATTGAATTCAAGAACAATCTCCAATATTATGCTAGTCGAATCAAAAAATAATTCAGAGAGCAATAGGTACTCCTGGCGGGTGGCGGCCCGCGGGGACCATGGCGCGCGAGGGATTCCTAGATTCAGGCTCAATATGCTCACTTCGTTCTCGCTAAAATCAATCTAAAAACAATCAAAATAATAGCAGGAAATAACATCATGAAAGTAGAGCTACTAGCCATTGATAAGGTAATTCCTTATGCCAATAATCCACGTAAGAATGATAACGCAATAACGAAAGTGGCTGCCTCAATTAAGGAGTTCGGATTTCGCCAGCCGATTGTAGTTGATAATGAATATGTAGTTGTAGCTGGTCATACTCGTCTGCTTGCAGCTAGAGCATTAGGACTCACTGTAGTGCCAGTTCATATTGCAGAAGGTTTAACAGATGCCCAAATCAAAGCCTACCGCATCGCTGATAATCGCAGTAATCAAGACGCTGAGTGGGATGATGAATTACTGAAGCTTGAGTTAGGTAGTTTAGAAAGCCATGGTTTTAATCTAGAGCTGACTGGATTTGACTTAGATGAACTTAATAATCTAATGCTATCTAGTGATGATAATGAAGCTTGTTCTGCTGATGATGCTATTCCAGAGATATCTGAGAAAGTTATTACCAAGCCAGGTGATCTATGGATATTGGGTAAACGTCATCGCTTACTATGCGCCGATAGCACTGACCCAAAATCAATTGATACTGTAATGGCTGGCAATACAGCTCACATGATCTTTACTGATCCGCCATATAATGTTGATTATACGAATGACTCAGGTGATAAGATCCACAATGATAATCTAGGAGATGAGTTCTATAGCTTTCTTTTATCCAGTTGCAAAAACATGCTTAAGGTTTGCAAAGGAGCAGTGTACGTCTGCATGAGCGCCTCTGAGCTTCATAACTTACATAAAGCGTTTTCTACCGCTGGTGGTCATTGGTCAACCTTTATCGTGTGGGTGAAAAATCACTTTGCACTCGGTAGATCAGACTATCAACGTCAGTATGAAACTATCCTTTACGGATGGGCTGAAGGGAATAAGCATCATTGGTGCGGTGATAGAAACCAGAGTGATGTGTGGAACTTTGTTAAACCTAGCAGTAATGACCTTCACCCCACAATGAAACCAGTTGAGTTAGTGAGCCACGCTATTGAGAACTCCAGTCAAGTAAAAGATTTCATTCTTGATCCATTCGCTGGCTCTGGTTCAACACTCATTGCTTGTGAGAAGCTTAATAGATCTGCAAGACTGATTGAGATAGATCCTAAATACTGTGACGTGATTATTAAACGTTGGCAAGACTTAACCGGTATACAAGCAATGCATGGCAAGTTATTAAAAAGCTTTCAAGAAATATCAACTACAGGAAAATGAGTAAAAATATATGTCTAACGCATCATCGTCTAATACATCCTCATATCCAGTATCTACTATCGCTAAGTTATTTGATCTTACCGAACGTAGAATACAGCAGTTAGCAGCAGAGAGAATCATTCCTAAAGCTATCAAAGGCATGTATGAACTAGGGCCTTCTGTGCAAAACTATATCAAATACTTACGTGAAAGATCTTTGAATAAAGATGGAACAACAAGTAATATTGGAGTTGAAAGAGTAAGATTAGTTAAGATGCAAGCAGATAAGCTAGAGCAAGATATGAAATTACGTAATGAAGATTTATTAGAAAGAGATGAAGTGAAAGAAGGCTGGATTTACATACTCACTCGTTGCAGAGCTCTATTATTAGGCATCCCTAATAAATTGGCTTACCAACTTGCATCTATATCAAATCCACAAGAAGTAGCGCAACTCCTCAAAAAATCAATATATGAAGCACTTGAAGAATTAGCAAACAATAACGATATAGCAGAGGTTAATGAAGAAAATGAAAATAATCAAACTACTAACAAAGATAGCAACCAAGATAAGGAAAGTAATAATGCAGAAGATAATGTCAATCGGGGAGATGTTGAGGCGAACAAGCAATCTCATCTTTGCTCCATTTAAAGATAAAGAGAAATATCATGATAACTGCAAAGATAAAGTTACTGATAAGAGAAGCGACACATTGCTTAACCCCGCCGACAGAAATGAAGGTCAGCCAATGGGCAGACCAGTACAGAAGACTAAGTCCAGGGGCAAGCGCAGAGCCAGGAAGATGGCGCACAAGTAGAGCGCCATACCAACAAGGAATGATGAATGCCTTAAATGAGTCAGGGGTTAAAGAAATAGTGTTCATGACCTCAGCTCAAGTAGGGAAAACAGAAATCATTAATAATATAATTGGCTATTTCATCCATCAAGACCCATCGCCTATTTTGCTTATCCAACCAATTTTAGAGATGGCAGAAAGCTGGAGCAAAGACCGTTTTGCGCCAATGATTCGCGATACCAAAGAGATAAATGAGTTAATTGGTGATTCAAAATCCAGGGATAGTGGTAACACTTTATTACATAAGAAGTTTCCAGGTGGTCATATTACTATGGCAGGTGCCAATAGCCCATCATCTTTAGCTAGCAGACCAATTAGAATTGTTTTATTAGACGAAGAAGACAGATATCCAGCCTCTGCTGGTAGTGAAGGAGATCCCGGTAGCTTAGCGCAGAAGCGTACTACAACTTTCTGGAATAGATTGCTAATTGCAGCATCTACTCCAGGCATTGAAGGCCAGAGTAGAATAGCAGCTCGTTACTTACAAAGTGATCAACGTAAGTACTACGTACCTTGCCCGCAGTGTCATAAGTTTCAAGTTTTATGCTGGGAAAATCTTAAGTTTGATTCTAACGATCATAATATTGCACCACAGAATGTTTATTATGAATGTGCTATTTGCGCTGCTCAGCTGAACGAAAGCGATAAGTTTATAATGTTAAAGAATGGTGAATGGCGAGCCGAAAAACCCTTTAATGGAGTCGCTGGATTCCATATCTCAGAGCTCTATAGTCCATGGGTAAAGTGGAGTGAGATGGTAGAGAACTTTCTCAAAGCTAAACGACTACCAGAAACACTGCAAACCTGGGTTAATACCTCACTTGGAGAAACTTGGAAAGAAGACACCGAGGGTATTGATGCAGACTCTTTAACCAATCGTAAAGAGAACTGGGGCAAAGTAGCTCCTAAAGCTGTAGTTGTTGTTACTTGTGGAGTTGACGTCCAAGATGATCGTATAGAAGCTGAGATTATTGGCTGGGGCTTAGAGGAAGAAAGCTGGTCACTGCAGTATCATATTCTACATGGTGATCCAGCTCAGAGTAAAGTCTGGAGAGATCTAGACAATGTTATTAATCAGAAGATCAACCATGAGAGTGGCAGTAGTCTAATGGTATCTTGTACTTGTATTGATTCTGGACATCACACTGAGAGCGTCTATGAATATTGTAAAGCAAGAGAAATGAACAGAGTCTTTGCGATCAAAGGTAGTAGCCAAGCTGGCAAAGCTTTGGTGAGTAAATTCAGTAGATCAAATCGTAAACGAGTAAAGTTATTTAGCATTGGCACCGACACTGCTAAACAGATGATCTACTCCAGACTCAAGATCCATGAACCAGGTCCTGGCTATTGTCATTTCCCAGTTGAGTATACTGAAGAATATTTCAAGCAGCTGACTTGTGAGAGAATCATGACCAAGTTTAGTAATGGCCATCCACAAAGAGTATGGGTTAAAACTAAAGGCAAGCGCAATGAAGCATTGGACTGTAGGGTATATGGCTTAGCGGCATTAAATATCCTTAATCCTAATCTTGAGATGTTAGCAGACGAACTAGAAAAAGAGTCGCTGAACATAAAAAAAGTAGAGCCAAAATCAGCTTGGCAAATTGAACATGAATTTAATAAATCAGTTCTAGAATATTACCGTAATGATGATTGGCTAAACGTATCAGAAG